ATGATTTCCCGCTCGTTTTCCTGGCGGGACCAGTATTCGGAGATGCGGACGCTGTCGTCCTGCACCCAGTCCTGATGCCATTCCTGATCACCTGCCTCGAAAGAAACCGGCGTGGCCTTGGGATAGCGGCGCTTGAACTCTTCCTGGGTCAGGAAGTCCGAGACGAATGCGTATCCCCAGTCGGAAGCGTCAAACGAGGTGGACGACACATCCCAATGAACCATAAGCGAGTTGGGAACTCGCTCGATCTTCGCCACGAGGTCAAAGCTATCCTCATGGGCGTAGTCAATGGAGATGCGGAAGAAACCGAAGCCGCCGGAAACCGCCTGGTCAATGGCGGTGTCATACGCCACATCGGCCATGCTGTCGCGCTCAATGGATCGGATCAGGCCGGAAATAACCTCGGCGGTGTCAACGTCAGCGCCGCTGTCAACCGGGGAGACTTTAACGCCCGGCTTGGACTGGCGGCTTTCGTTGACGACGGAGCGAATGAACGCGGGAAGCTTGTTGATGGTCAAGCAAGGGCGGCCCTCAAGCTCGCGCTGCTTTTTGATCTGTTCCGGCCATTGGTTCGCCATGCGGGCGAAGTCAATGTCCTCCTCAAAGTTCCGACGGTTGTCGTCCGAAACAGTCTCAGATTCGTGAAGCCGATCGCGGGCCTCCCGGATCAGGTCATCGTTACTTCCCGCGTTCTTCGCCAAAGCTCAAACTCCCCAGCCTCACGGCGGTGATGCGGCGCATTGTGCGGTATTTAGATACCACCGTCAAGAAACGCGAAATCCCCCGCCGGTGGAGGCAGCGGGGGATTTGCGGGGACGCACCGGGAAGGGGTCGGGGCCTGCTTTCCAAAGCGGCCTAAAGCGTCAACTCTGGGAGAGTATCAATCTCCTCCCAGTTCCGTCAACCGGCCCGCACAAAGGGCCATCGCACAAATGCTCGTCCTGAGCCTTCCCGCAAGCAGAGCAGAACCGCCTCTGACGCGTTGACGTCCTTACCGCGTTGCGTGGCCCATCCCCAGCATCCAATATGACTTTGGACACTTGCTCGTAAACAATCCACTCTCCCCATGAATGCATGTGCCAAAGCATATCTCACCCCATCCACCCGCCAGACCCATAATCAACCCTCGGCGGCGCGGGATCGGCGGCCTTGCGCACCATGCCGGGGAATAGCTCTGTCATGGCCCATACTAGCGCGTCGGCCCTATCGGGGGAACCACTTCCCTCATACCCGCTCGCCGTGAACAGGCAAAGCTGGTCTTCAAGCTCGGGCATCGTCCCGACGTGGTGAACGCGGCCAAGGCTGTAAAGGGCGGCTATGGGCTCGGCGCGGACATGCTTGCCCCGCGTGGCGCGAACCTCAACCACCCGCAAGCCTGGGCGGACGGACTGGAGAGTGTGGCGGCACATGTCCCCGCCCTGGTTCACCTCGATCACGATGGCGTCAGCCTCGTAGGCGTCATACAGCGCAACGGCACGTTCTGCCCACTGTCGTGGGCTTCCCCGCAGGCTTCCGTCGTGGATGACGTAGCCATGCCCGGAGGTGCAACGTCCAGCGACGACAACGCCATGCATGTCTGAGCCGCGTTCCGCGCTCACGGCGGGGTCAATGCCCACCACGACCCTATCAAGCTCCGGGGCGGCCTCGCGGCGGTTCTGGCCGATAGTCACGCGGTCGAAGATGGCCCCGATGGCGGCAGGCTCGTGATGACCTAACCAGATATGCCCATACCGATCCCTGTTGGTGCGCTCGTCATGCTGGCGCTCAAGCTCAAGCTCTTCGGGGAAGAATGGGTTGTCGTAGTAGTTAGCCTGAACACCAACGGAGCTTTCAGGAGGCATCTGACCACGAAGAAACTTGTCTACCGGGTCATTGGCGTTGCGCGGATTGAAGGTAAACCACAACTCGGACCCAGGCGCGCGGATCGTCGGACGGAGCATTTCAAGCGAACGCTCTGACAGGGTTTGGGCTTCTTCGACCCATGCCACGGTGAAATTTTCCAGGCTCTTTACGGATTCCGCACTATGGTCCTGCATGCCTTGGAAAATGATCATCCCGCCACCGGGCGTCTTGATGCAGTCGGACTGCACATCAAACATCTTGCCGACGCCCAACGCCTGGATCTTGTCCTCCAATAGCCGCTTGGCACTCTCCTTGAGCGACTTCTGGATTTCACGGACGCAGACGGCGCGAAGACCATGCTCCATCACCGCCTTCTCAATCAGCATCTCTGCCATGAAATGGCTTTTGCCTGACCCTCGCCCCCCGTGCGCAAAGCGGTAGCGTTTGTTCGGCACCAGCAACGGCAGAAAGACGCGGGGGGTTTGGATGCGGAGGGTCAACCGTCTTTCGGGTCAACGATAACCCGCTCAATGCGCTGGACGATGGCCCCGCCGTTCGGGCCTGTGTGCTCGTTCTGCACGCGCTCTCTCCATCCATCCGGGTCCGCGTTTTTGAGCCCGAAGATGTGTGCCGTCGCTTCAGGACCGCTCTTCGCCGCGTAGAGGCCCTTCTCGAGTTTGAAGGTCCGGGCAGCCTGTCCCACTTTTGTGGCTTCCAAAAATTCGGGGTGCTCGGCCATCCAGTTGTTGATGCTTGATCTTGCGACGAGTATTGACCCTGCGAAAGCGGTCAATGAGAAGCCTTGCGCCATGCACTCGATCACGGAGTCGCAGTATTCGGGCTTGTACGATGTTGGGCGTCCGACTTTTGCCATGAGGCGAAGGTACATCCGCCCGGCGACCGAAGTCAACCGGGCGGAGTTTTAGAAAGCCTTCCCGCCTTCCTTGGCGCGGTTCTCGGGCTTGTGATCGGCTCTGGTCCGGTTGTATTCGAGCTTCTCGGCGTAGGCCCCGGCCAGGTCGTAACCGTGCGCGCCGCAGTAGTCGAAAATGCGGATGACGGCGTCGGCCAGCTCGACCTCGGCCCCGCGACGATGGGGCAGCTTGTCGTCCATGAGGTTTTTGCGCTCGGCCTCCATCGCCTCGGCGATTTCGGAAACGATGAGCATGAGAAGCTCGCCCTTGTTGCGCTGGAGCGGCTCCCCGGTTTTCAGGTCGGACCACCAACCTGCGTCAACGGATGCCGAGTGGCATCGGTTGACGGCATATTTTATCCCATCAACGTCATCACATTTCCGTTCGTCTCTGACAAGGATGGCCGGGGGATACAGAAACCGTGACATAATTTCAGTCAGCTGTTCTTTGAGACGATTATTCTCTTCCTCAAGGTTCACATCACACCTTCCTTTCGGCCATTCGTGCCATTGAGATCAGCAAGTCGCGGAACGGGATGGGGGTTTTCGATGCTTCTTTTCGAGATAGAGTTGGCCTATTCCTATCTTTCCCCCTACTGTCAAAAAAACCTACTTGGTGAGTGTACTCTGCTTTTTCCCAAATAAGTGGCGGTGGATCAAACCCGTTCGCATGCAGCCATGTAGACTTCCTCGCTTTGTGGCCATAGGCAGCCTGCCACACCTCAGTGACAAACCCATCTCCAGAAGCAACCCAAACCCCAAATTTTGGCTTTTCCAGGCCAAATTTCTCCCACGCATACGACCCGCTTGGGTGCTCAAGAACTCCGCCCCATTTTCTAACTGAGGCAATGGCGGATTCAAAACACCCTCCGTCATTTCCCGGTCTATTGTGATCCCCCCCCCATCTTGCGAAGTTCACTCTCGACAGCTTCCCCCACCGCTGGCACGGAGGATGGGCGACGACGGGATACGGCCCATCGTATTTCCGTGCGTCCCGATCCTCGTCCCATGCGTCCACCTCGGGCAAGCCGAAGTAGACGCCGTTGCTTTGGACGAAAAGGGCGGAAATAACCATTTACATTCCTTCTGTTTTGTGCAGAAAGGCCGGAAACGTCAAGGCCGGGCGCGCGCGTGCGTACGCGCTGGCGGGCGAGGAAATTACTCGTCCTTTTTCCGCTTGGCGTCAGAAACAATTCTCTTTGCGAGTGTAACCGCGCCGTCTCGGATGATGTCTGACCTTGCTCGGCCCGAGATGGCTCGGGCTTGGCAAATCGCGGCATCCTGATCCTTTCGAAAGCCGACTGTGCGCTTGACGGGAAACATGCTGGGCTTTTCGGTTTTTTCGGTCAATTCAACCCTCCGATGTGGGGCGGATATATGTTTGAACATATGCGCAAACATATCAGAAAGCAACATTTAAAAATATGCCCTCCCCGTTGTTACGCGTGTTGACACACTGGAGCGCCTTTGTTACGGTTCGCCCATAGCGTTTTCACCCATAACAAACGAGGAAATAATGAGCAAGCACACCCCAGGCCCTTGGGTCGCAGATATCAAGGCAGACGGTTTTACCGAAGTGTGGAACAACGACTACAGCATGTTCATCGCAAAGCGGCACCCGATGAACGACCGCGACGAGGCGAAGGCCAACGCCGCCCTCATCGCCTCCGCACCCGACCTGCTGGAATCTCTTGAACAGGTGGCCGACTACCTGAGCAGCGGCGTACCCGTCTATGCTGGTTCGCTTCTCCATGAGGAGATCCGCGCCGCCATCGCCAAAGCCAGGGGAGAGTGACATGCAGTGGACCCATACCATCTATGTCGAAGTCTCGGACGGTCCGGAAGACTGGAAAGAAGTGGAGTGCCTCCTTCGTGTCGAGGGGACGAAGGGCCGCCCGATGTCGTTCAATGTTTCATGGGGGAACTGGGATCCCCCCGAGCCTGCCGAACTCGATCTCATCGAATGCGAAATCAAGGACGGTGACAAATGGAGGAAGCCCGTCCCATCCTCGTATCCCGACAATTTCGACCAAGAAATTATCGACGCTATCGACGGATGGTGGGCGGATCGGTCGCACGAATGCTGGGAAAGCCTTGAGGAGGATGGGGAATGACCATCTACGGATATACCCGCGTTTCCACTCTCGACCAAGTGGCGGACGGTCAAAGCTCCATCGCGGACCAGGAACG